GCTTAGGCATATGGAACATCAACATATACAAGAATGAGTTTAAGAAAGCTGTAAGTGATCCTAATATAAAGTTCATATGCAACAGTGTAGATGGATGGAGCAAAGAGCTAGAAGACAGTTTGTATAAAATCATATTTGAAGGAAATGAAGATAAGAGTTACTAACAGAGACAGTGGGCAGCTGCTTAAGACAGTAGACTACAATGCCCTATTAGAGATATGTGGTGGTGATGCTAGGATGGCTGATGACTTCATACGTCTTATAAGGCATCATCCTGACAATGCTGCTAACAATGAAAGATGGGAGCTTACAGATGATTAAATATAATAAATTTTGAACTATAATATACAAGATAACTATATTGTAAATATAGAATTACTATACTAAAGTGCATTTAACATTTATTTTTTTAACGTCAAATTGATCTTAACATGGCCACTTGTGAAAGCAGCCATGTTTTTTTATTGTATAAGCTCATACTTGTTCCATGGACCTGAGCTGTAATAGCTATATGTAATTACTTTGCCATTCTTCATTGTGATAGTTATCTTATATCTGCCACGCTTGTCTGTTGTCTTCTCTAAGTCAATCCTTTCTATGTATTTCCTTGTAAGTGCCTGTTTGTCTTCATCAGTAAGCAAGTCAGGATCAGGCTTGTATGTCTCTTCATGCAGCATCCTGTTCTTCTGGCTGTATATATAGTTGTTTATGTCCATTATATTTTTATGCTCATCTATCTCAGCTTTCTTCTGCTGTATCATATCATCTCCTTTCATTTCACTCATTTTGCCTTCAATGATGCGGCGCTCTATCCTGTCTATCTGCACTTCTAAGTCTTTGATGTTACGGAGTGACTGCTGTACTTTCCTTAGTGCTATAGCTGCTTCTTTCTCTATCTGCTCCTTGTCTTCTTCATCTTCATTCATTGCCTCATACACACATCTCCATGCCATCTCATCCATCCTGTCTATATTGACTGTAGCATTCAGTGAATGGTCTATAAGGTAAAGCTTGTATTGTCCTTTAGCTATGTTAGGTGAAAGCAAGTGGCCACCTGACCATATAAGCTTCTTGCACAGACATGTCTTCTTCACTCTGCTATGCTCTTTTGTCTTGTCTGCTGCTATCTTCCTGCATTTGTCAAACTGTGTCTTTGTTATGATAGCAGGGTATGCATAGCCAGACTCTTCTGACTTGCCTCCAAAGTATTCAGGCCTAATAAGTATATTCTGCACCATCCTGTTTGCATTGTTAAGTACAGTCTGCTTCAGCTCACCTGTCTGCATCAGCTCTTTAGCTATAGACACTATGCTGAAGCCGGACTCATACATGTCATATATCTTCTTTACAATGCTAGACTTATTACTGTCAATAACTAGCTTGTCATTCTCAAATGTATATCCAAACAATGCCTTGCCACCTATATATCCACCCATTGTCTGTTTGTACTTCTTGCCTCTTGACATTCTTTCTTTAGACAGCCTTGCTTCTTCTTCTGCCATAGTGCCAAACAATGCAAATACTATTGATGCTGTAGGATCTATCTCGTGGCGCTCATTGAACATTGTGAAGCTTGGTGTCATGCAGTGCAAGTTCACATTCCTTTCAATAAGGTAGTCACGGACTTCATACAGGACTTTTGGTTTTCTTGCTAGCCTGCTTACTTCCCATATGATTACCATGTCATACTCACCTGTGTCTACATGCTGCTTAAGCTGCTGGATAGTCTGCCTTTCTTCTATGTCCAGCTTCACACCACTTTCTTTTCCACTGATGACAGTGTAGTCTTTGTAGCCTAGACGCTTAGCTTCAGCTGTCAGCTTCTCAATTTGTGACTCAAGTGACTGAATTTCAGTACTTACTCTTGCTAGAATTAATGCCTTCATAACTTTGAATGATTAAAATTTTCAGCAAAAGTAATGATAATGTAGCAGTTATGAAAATATAATATATTAAAAATGTATAAATCCAAGGACATTTTTATGATATCTTCTTCTATCGGGCATCCTAGAAATGTCCTTGGATGACAAAATAAAAAGGCAAGATTTGCTCTTGCCTTTGAAAAAAAGAATATTTATACAATCTATATTCCATCTTCTGGTGTGTCTTCTTCTGTTATATGCATTCTTTCATCTATGCGCTGGTTAATCCTTAGTTCTGCTTCATCAACTTTATGTTTTACATATAAGTTGATTGAGAACACACCAGCACAGAATGCTACAGATTCACCTAAGTAAGTCAATGCTCCACCTCTCACTTCATACTCATTAAGGAAGAAAGACAAGAAGCAGATGACAATACCAGTAATAAGAAAAATAATTGCTGTTGTATATTGTATATTTTCTTTTATTTTCGATTTCATTTTACAATATATATATTTTTCTTTGTTAAAAATAAGACCAGCAAGTGCCTTACAGAAGACACATTGCTGACTTTATTTTATGCTCTCTGTGCACAGCACCAGTTCATAGAGTAATTGTTTTTTATCATTGTAGGAATGCTCATGAATGTACAGAAAGCATGCTCTGTGTTCCATCTGTCAACATAGTCATGATCATCACGGTCAAGTATGCAATATCCGCTTGATGTCTCACCTGAGCATACATATACTGTCTTTGCAGAGAAATTCCTTATGCATATATGTCTGCCTACAAGTGAAAGGCTAGAGTTTGTTCCACCTACACCATCACCAAGCCTTATATACAGATTGCTTGAGCTAGAGAAGTTGTTAAGGCTTTCATCAATGAATATGATTACATCATCTGCTTTCATTATGTAGTTGTATTCAGTGATATAGTTATTGCCATAATAGAATGATGTCCTTGTAAAGTCACTGCTTGTAAGTACAGTAGCTTTAGTATATCCATCAAAGCTGACCCATGACAATGGACCTGAGTTTACATCAAAGTCATATACTCTTTTTAGTCCATTATTGTCAAGCCTAATAGAAGTTCCACCATATACATTGTTTGTTGTTCCTATCCATCTTAGTTCAATTCCATCTTTGCTTATCTTAGCAAAATGATTGTTTGTTGCACCTACTAGCAAGCCATCAAGTCCAATATATGTCAGTGATGTCACTTCCTTTGTATATTCAGTATAGGTTGATACATAGTATTGTGTATATCCATTTGTCACATCTGTAGCTTTTATTGTCACTTCAACATAGTAAGTTCCAGCTGTGACATTATTGACTGTCCATGTGAAGCTTGGATATGTATATTCTCCACTGGTTCCAGTCCTTTGCAGTGTCCTCTCTTCACTAGTGTATGATGGTGTAGAAGATGTGTTCCTGTAAAGCTTAGCTGTACATCTGATGATACTGTTGTTGTTCCTTGTCCATAAGTTGTCTGCTATTCCATATATCTCAGGATATATAACAAGCATGATTGTGTTGCCAGAGTTGAATGCTCCAATAGATACTTTAGATGTCACAGCATTCACTTCACTAGATGCTACCTTTGTCTTCATTTCAGACTGTGACTGTGCATAGCCTTTAGATGAGAATACACTGTCTCCATATGTTGGTGTTGGTATGTTCTGTGCCTTAATGTTTATCCTTGGATTATTGTCTGTGTCATACAGAGTGAATCCATTGTCTGAACGTCTTAAGTTAAGGTTGCCAGTTATGTTAGTAGTGTCAGCATTCAAGTTTATAGTGTAGTTGTTGATGTCAATGCCACATCTAGACACTTTCAAGCTTATGCTGTCTGCTGACTGTACTATAGCTGAGCTGATGCACATTGAAGATGCATCAAATACTGTAGCAGCATCACCATTCTCTAGTTGTGGACAGTAGAATGTCATAGATGAATTATATCTGACTTTTAGAGTGTAATAGCCAGTTGATGGTGCTGTGAACTTATATGTCTTTCTCTTGTTAGAAGAGAAGGTGTCATTATCAAGTGTAGATACTGTCACAGAAGTCACAATGTTAGAGCATTCTCTTGGCTTTACTAATGATAAGCTGTACAATATATCTACTTGGAAGTTAGTTGATGTAGTTCCTGGATATAAGCTGAACACATAAGTATTGCCTGATACAAGCCTTGTCATAGATGAGAATACATAGTATAATATACTTCCACTGCTGACTTCTTTTGTTCCTTTTATTATCACTTTGTATGTCTTGTAGTCAGTGTCAGCTGGTGTCTCATCTGCATTTATCCATGCTGTCTGATCTAAAAGCTGTACACCACTTAGCTTGCTTACCATTGATGTGATGCTGTCTGCTTTCTGATCAATAGTACTTATACTTGTTGACATTCCATTCACTGTTCCAGTCAAGTTGTCTATAGATGTGTCAAGCTGAGCGACTTCAGTTGATATTCCATCTACAGTCTGGTTAAGTGTAGTATATCTGTTGCTGATATTGTTTATTTCAGTAGTATGTCCTTGCACTAGTGAGTATAAGCCATATGTTGTGTCAAGTACAGACTTTGGCTCCATGACAGACACTATAGTGAATGAGTCTAAGAATGTTCCACTTGCACTTGTTCCTTTATACAGCTCTACTGTCACATAACGGTGTGCATCTTGCCAAGCAATGTCATTGCTGCCACTGATTATTCCAGTTGTGTTGTTCTTAGACAATACAGACCATGTGCTAGTGTTGTTAAGCTTGTATCTAGCATAATATCCACTTAAGTCAGTAACTGAAGTTATATTTGCTCCAACTTGATGCACTACTTTGAAGTTGATTGTAATAACTGTACGTCTTATAGGATTGTATGAGCTGTTTATTGCTGCTATCAAGCTGCTGCCATTGTCTACAAGCTGATAGCCTTCATAGTCTGCACCAGATGGACCTTCTGGACCTTCTGGACCTTGTGGACCATCTGATCCATTAGTAGCATATACTGACCAAAGCTTAGGAGATGAAAAATCACCCCATGTGCTATTTGTTTTCTTACGTACTGCTACCCATTCTGCTTTATAGTCTATTGATACACCTTGAGGCTCATCAGTCCAAGTAGACACAGGTACACCAGATGAAGCAGATGTCACTCTTCCAAGCTGTTCATTTGGTGGTAAATATTCATCTTCAGTTACATCATGCCAAATTGAAGTATTTGAATAGTTTCTGTCTTTTGTTCCACCTTTCCATCTTAATATCTTAGAATTAGATAATGAGCCATTAAATTCAACATTTGCATATTT